CAGAATAATGTTGCTAAAATGTGTGTCGAGAAAAAAGGCTTAGATAGGCAGATTTTGTTAAAATGTGTAGATGCCTTCCTTGACCACGTGACAAGCCTTTTGCCGCGTGAGCTTCGGTTACAACCATGGACCGTTGATGTTGCTATTAATGGAGCGTTGTATGATGCGTACGCAAGAAAGGTTAATATAGCTACATCAGCTGGGTTTGGATATCCTGGGAAGAAAAACCTTTATTTTGATTTGAATGAAAGTGGATCCCTGGAAATGGTACCCAAACTTAGGAATGCTGTCTTAGATAGGCTGCGAGCACTAGATACAGATAAGATTTACCCTCAAATTTATGTAGGAAACTTGAAAGATGAGGTGGTAACAACTGAAAAGGCGGCAATTGGCAAAACTAGAATGTTTTACGGAGGTTCATTGCCTGATCTTGTTGTAGCTAGAATTCTGTTAGGGCCATTGTATACTCTGATGATGGAATATAGGTCGGTATTTTGTACGGCCATTGGTATAGATACTCATCGTGAAGCTTTATCACTATTACAGCAGATTGGAGTAGTAGACGACCAAGGGGAAATTATAGAAGATTTTGTCCCCGGAGATGGAGATTTTAGCAATTATGACAAGTCAATGCCAGAAGATATTGCATGGGCTGTCTCAAAATTTTTCTCAAAACTCGCCAAATACATGGGATATAATGATATTTCAATGGTGAGATTGGAACGTCTTCTATATTCTATGCAACAACCCTGGGTGGTAATCTTAGGCGGACTATTTATCCTTGCCGGATTAAAACCCTCTGGCGCGTATGGAACCACTGAAGATAACGGAGTTCGAAACGTAATTATGTGGATGTATTGCTATTACCTAGTTTTCAAGAGAGTAGATAATTTCTTCGACAATGTCAAGATAGCTACAAATGGAGATGACGTTATAGCTGGGTTCAGAGCAGTGATAGCCAACAACTTTAACTGTAAGGTGTTTGGAGATTTAAGTTATGTGCATATAGGGGTAAAATTTACACCCGCTTCCAAGAGTGGAGAAGTAAAACCTTTTACTTCGGTCCAGGAAATAAGTTTCTTAAAACGAACTTTTGTACGGCACAATGGGAAGTGGGAAATGCCACTAGATAAGTCCTCTTTCATTAAGATGTTAGGATATAGGCAACCGTCTAGATCTGTTACAAAAGAGGAGCAGCTTACTGCCACAGCTTTTTCTGCGCTCTATGAGATTTATTTTCATCGGGACATTGATTTTGATGAATTTAGAAATCATTTGATAAGCGGTTTAGTTGCGGATGGTATTTCGGGTGATTACCTTGAAGATTTCTTACCAACAAAGGTAATTATAGAAGAAAATTTACGTCCCTCAAGAGATGCTGTCAAGGGAGGAAGACCAGTGATTTGTGGAGTAGGAATGGACGAAAACCAGGACCATTGCTGTGATCCCACAAGTGAAATTAAGGCTGAAGGTGAGCCAATTTCTCTAGGTATAAGTCGGCCAGAGATCTTAATAAGACTTGCTGAAAACAAAAGTTTTAAAGAAGAAGTTAGTGATAATCTAACCGTAGAATATGAGTATAAGATCAAGTTATTAAACTCGATGCTTACTCGGTTTAGTAAGATGCATCCTGTGTGTGATGTCAAGGAATATAGGAGTGTTCTTAGATCAGACCGATATAATAGAGATGCCAATTATCGCAAGAGCGTAGATAACTATTTATCACTCTATATTGATATAGAGAATATGCAATTGGAAATTGACACTCTTTTGAGAGTCATGAGACGTAGAGGAATCAGTGCGGAAGGAGATGTTGGGGCGACCAACAACTTGGACACCCTAGTAGATAGAGAAAACTTAGAGGATGAAGGAAAGATCGAGGACAGTGTGAGTGTTTCAAAATTTAGGTACTCGAACTCGCCGGATACAAGTGTAGACTTACACAAGTTTCTGCGACGCCCTGTGCTTATATATTCGAGCGATGAGATTTTATCGGGGGGCACTTGGAGTAACACCAGATATTCTGGAGTCACTTTAGCGCCATGGCGGACATACCTTGCAAGTCCGGCTATTAGGGCCAAGTTGCGGAATTTTGGATTTCTCAGGGCAACGATGTGTTTAAGAGTGACATTTTCCGGCACCCCTTTTCATCAAGGTAAGGTTGTAGTAGCACCCGTTCCTATACCCTCGCAAGTACCAACAATTACAGCTTGGGATACTATAGATTTAACAGGTCAGTTAGGAACTTATTTTTTAACGTGCATAAAACAAAAAGTAATAATAGATGTTGGCGAGAATAAACCCATTGAGATGAGATTTCCTTATTTCAATTATATACCAATAGGTCGATTGTTTAATAATACCGGAACGGTAG